ATAAAGTTTTTAAAAGTATTGTCAGAGAGATAGCTGAAGAAATGTTTCGTAAAGCTACTATGCAATGGAGTTATAATGATATGCATGATATCATGGGTGACGGAAAGAGATTGCCTAAAGCACAGAAAATGTATAGACAATACTACGATTTTACTAGAAGTTGTTTACGCAGACACTATATATATAAAGAAAAAATAAATGATTAAATATATAATGATACTTATTGGTTTGATAATATTTGTAGGATTAGGAACAATATATTATAGAGACTATCAGTACACACACAATTATGAACGAAGTGTAGGAAGAAGATAGTGGTTCGTAATTTTGTATATAGACATGACACCATTAAGAAGAGAACTTCCATAGGTCGCTCATCAAGATCGCAACCAAAGAATAAGTATAAGCGTAGGTCATGGAAAAAGTATAGAGGTCAGGGAGATTAATAATAAGTACCATTTCGGTAACAAACGGTAAGAAAGGACATATGATGACATTATTACTCATTCTTCTAATATTATTATAATAGTTGTTGACTTTATCATGGAAGGGTTTATAATACATTTATTTTATGAAAGGAAAAATTATGGAAACAATAACTGACAATCAATTAGAGTTTATTAACAAGGTTAGTGAACTTATCAGAGATGTTGCTGACACTGGTGTTGACTATGTTACTTATAAACAAGTGGGTGATATAGATAGACTAAAGGACAAATTAGTTGAACATCATAATCTCCAACATCAAAGTTACTTTAGTAATCATAGCAACAAAAATGAAAGAGCATGGCATTCAGATTATGTGAGGCATGATCATCCTAAAGCATGGAAAGATGAAGATGCAAAAGATGACAATTAGACAGCGAAACATTCTTGCTAAATTTTTGAGAAGTTCTCGATATCGTCAACAGATTGTCAAAGATAAGTCTACATATTCTAGGAAAGATAACTACAAAACTCAAGAAGGGAATAATAATGAAAGACTTTGAAACCTTTTTACACTGGACTTTACTTAATCCTTTATTCTATATGTTATTACTAGTAATTGTTTGGGTATTCTTTTAATGGATATAGAAATAAAATCACACATACCTTGTCCATGTGGCAAGTCGTCTGATGCCTTCACTATTTATGAAGATCATGCTACTTGTTACTCAGCAAATTGTGAAAAAGAGAATGGCTATTTTAAGTTAAGTGAGCTTGATGAAGAAATAAAGTCCACATCTTTTTCCAATTTGTCCACAGGAATAGACGGACATCAGCCTATCTTAGACAGAAATATTTCAATGGAAACCTGTAAGAAATATAATGTCACCATAACTAAAGACGTGGCTCATTACTACCCTTACCACAGCAGTGAGGGTAAGCATATAGCTAATAAGGTACGCATGGCAGGGAAGCAATTTAAATGGGAAGGTCACAGTCAATCAGCTATTCTCTTTGGACAGAACATCTTTCCTAAAAATTCTTCCAAAGGAATTACTATAACAGAGGGTGAGCTAGATGCTCTTGCCTGTTATCAACTCTTAGGATCAAAGTACCCTGCTGTCTCAGTTCACAGTGCATCAGTAGCCTGCAGAAATTGTAAACAAAACTATAACTACCTGAACTCTTTTAAAGAGATAGCAATTTGTTTTGATAATGATGAGGCAGGTAAATTAGCCAGTGAACAAGTAGCTAAACTTTTTCCTAATAAAGCAAAGGTCATGAAACTTGATATCGGATTTAAAGATGCGTGTGATTATCTTGTAGCGGAAAAAGATAAAGAATTTAAAAACATATGGTTCACTTCGGAAAAATATATTCCCGCAGGAATAGTTGCAGGCAATAGTTTATATAATAGATTGAAAGATAAAAAGAAACCAGTGTGTATTCCTTTACCATGGGTGGCACTGCAAGATATTACTTATGGTATTCGAAAAGGTGAGATGTGGACTATTACTGCAGGATCTGGAATGGGTAAGACACAGGTGCTACGTGAACTTGCTTACCATATTCAGCAGACAACCAATGAAAATATAGGAATGCTTTTCCTTGAAGATATTTTAGATGATTCTGCCAGAGGGATGATGTCTCTTTCAGCTAATAAACCATTGCATATTCCTAATGTAAAGGTATCTACAGAAGAGTTTGAAGAGGCATACAGAAATACACTGGGGACTAATAGATATTTTTTCTTTGATTCTTTTGGTTCCAATGACATAGAGACAATCATTGAGGCCATTGAATATCTTGCCCTTGGATGTGACTGTAAATATATTTTCCTTGACCATATTTCTATCTTGGTCAGTGATCAATCCTATGGTGATGAACGGAAAGCATTGGATGAGATAGCCACAAAGTTACGTACCCTTACTATCAAGTTAGACATATGGTTAGGCATGGTCAGTCACAGTAAGAGACCCACAGGTAAATCACATGAGGAAGGTGGGCAGACATCTCTTGCTGAGTTAAGGGGTACTGCAGGTATAGGACAGCTTTCTAATATGGTCTTAGGGCTAGAAAGAAACGGACAGGATGATGATCCATATCAAAGAAACGTTACCCTTATCCGTGTTCTCAAGAATAGATTTTCAGGATTAACAGGGCCTACTTCTCATCTATATTATGATAGAGCAACAGGTCGTCTCTCCGAAATCTTTCCTGACCTAGATGAAGTAGAGGATTTTGAAGAGGTAGAGTTATGAGATCAGTCATAATAGATGCGGAAACAACAAAGATAATTAATGAATGTTTACCCACAACTATTTGGTGCGTGGCTTGTCTTGATGTGGATACTAAAGAGATACATACCTTTAGAACTAGTTTATTTAATAATTTTATTAAAGATTATGATCGTATCATTGGTCATAATATTATAGGCTTTGATGCTCCTGTCCTGAGAAAAGTATGGGGTACGGATTTACCACATGAGAAATTATTAGATACATTAATTCTCAGTCAATTAGCTGATCCCTCTCGAGAGGACGGACACAGTTTAGGATCATGGGGAAATCGTTTAAACTTTCCTAAAGGAGATCATACCGATTGGTCACAGTATAGTTCAGAGATGTTAAAGTATTGTAAGAGAGATACAGAACTGACATACAAATTATATGTTCAATTAAAACATGAGTGTGTAGGGTTTTCACGGGAGTGTGTCCAATTAGAACATGATGTTAAGCGTATCACTACCATACAGGAGAGGGATGGTTTCTTTCTTGATCAACTTTATGCCATGAACCTTGTAGCTACCCTTGATAAAAGATTAATTGAAATCAGAGAAGAATTGCAAGCTGTATTTCCACCTAAAAGAATTGAAACAAAATTAATAACTAAAACAAAAGTAGAGATGCAGGAATTTAATGTTGGTTCTCGTAAACAAATAGCAGAACGATTACAGGAAAAAGGTTGGAGACCTAAGAAGACTACAGGGAAAGGAAATATTATTGTAGATGAGGCAGTATTAAATACTATTGATATGCCAGAGGCAAAGTTGATTGCTGAATATTTAATGTTGCAGAAACGAATTGCTCAAGTAAATTCATGGTTAGAGGCATTGGATAAGTCCAGTGATGACAGAGTACATGGACAGGTACTAACTTTACGAACTATCACGGGACGGATGGCCCATGCTAATCCTAATATGGCTCAAGTACCTGCATCTTATTCCCCTTATGGAAAGGAATGCAGAACGTGTTGGACTGTACCTAAGGGTAGAGTATTGGTAGGTATAGATGCCAGTGGTATTGAACTGAGAATGCTTGCTCATTATTTATATGTTACTAATCCTAGTAATATTCGTGTTAAAGAATATATAGAGGCACTCATTAAAGGAGATATGCACAGTGTTCATCAAAAAGTTTTGCAAGGTATAGGAACACTGATAACCAGAGACCAAGCAAAAACTTTTATCTATGCTTTTTTATATGGAGCGGGTAATAGAAAGCTTGGTGCCATAGTAGGCAAGGATGCATCCACGGGTAAAGAATTAAAGGAAAGGCTTCTTGATAGGATACCAAATCTCTGGACTCTACATCATGCAGTATCAAGGTATGGGGGAAGAGGTTATCTCAGAGGATTGGATAACAGAAAGTTACAAATACGTTCACCACATTCAGCATTGAATAGCTTATTACAAAGTGGTGCTGCGATTGTCATGAAGAAAGCACTCATTGTTTTTAAAGGTTTTCTTACAGATGATGTAAAGATTGTTGCCAATGTTCATGATGAGTGGCAAGTAGAATGTGATGAAAAGGACGGAGATATGGTAGGTAAATTAGGAGTTACTGCTATCATGAAAGGAGGAGAACACTTTAAGGTGAGGTGTCCTCTCGCAGGTGAATATAAAACAGGAACTAACTGGTCGGAGACACACTAATGGATTATGTATTACCAAGACATGTACAAGATTTTATTAAAGAGAAGGAAGATCTAAGGAAAAAGATTTCTGAGGGAGAAATAACCAATGATATCCTCAGAAATAATGTAAGAGATCTAGAGATTATGTTAAGGGATGCTCGCATCAGGATAAAAGAACTTCTTGAAAGTAAATAATGCTTGACTTCCTAATATAATATTGCTATAATGTGGCAATTAACAATAACAACAAACCACCGAAAGGATTGGATATGCCAATAATTAATGGTACAGCTTATTGGGCAAAGCTTGAAAGACCTGCTCAAAAGTACAATACCACTTCACCTACCGAGACGGAGTATGTTATTGACTTGGCGATAGACAAGAAAGGAAAAGAATTAATTACTTCTCTTAATCCTTCTTCATCTATCAAGAATAAAGAGGATGATCGTGGAGATTTTTTCACGTTCAAAAAGAATGCATTCAACAGGAAAGGCGACCCTCTCCCTAAGCCAAGACTTGTTGATGCTAAAGAGAACAGCATTGCTGGAACTTTAATTGGAAATGGTTCCAAAGTTAGAGTGGCGTTTCGTGTTCAAGAAATTGAAAATGAAAAGTCTGCCTATAATGGCAAGAATAAATTCTACTTAGATGGTGTTCAAGTTGTTGACCTTATTCCATACGAAAGTAGCGAAAGCTTTGGTGAGGTTGATGGCTATGTTGCTGAAAGCACCGGGAATAGTGGTGCAAGCTCAGAAGAAAAAGCTCCATTCTGATGAGTGAAAGAAAGATTAGTTCTCTGTTAGAGGACATCAATGTAAGACTTAATACAGGTGAAACTCCAACAGAAGCTAATCTTTCGCTGTTACTTGAGGGAATGAAAGAATCAGTTCTAAAAGTTTTAGCCGAACAGAGAGATACCAGTGGTAAGATGCGTCTGTCCAGTATAGGACGTAAAGACAGGCAGCTTTGGTATGATTATAAAGGATACGATAAAGAACCTCTTACTGCTGCTACCAAGATTAAGTTTTTACTTGGTCATTTAATAGAAGAAGTTACTTTATTCCTAGCCAGAGAAGCGGGACATAAAGTGGAGAAGTGTCAACAAGAGGTGAGAGTTTCCAATGTTCGAGGTCACATAGATGCTGAGATAGACGGAGAATTAGTGGATGTAAAGTCAGCGTCTCCTTATTCTTTCAGAAAATTCTGTGATGGCTCGTTGAAATATGATGATCCATTTGGTTACATTTATCAGCTATCTTCTTATGGTAGAGCATTAGGAAAAGATAAGGGATACTTTTTAGCAGTTGATAAAAGTAATGGGTTCATGACTTTATTGAAAGCAGACTTAACTGATGCCGATCCTCAAAAGAGGATAAAGCATTTAAAAACATTACTTAAAACTGATGAACCGCCAGAAAGATGTTACCAAGAAGTGAAAGAAAACAACGGTAATAGAAAATTATCTATTGGTTGTAAGTTTTGTGATTTTAAAATAGAATGTTGGAAGGATAGTAATAAAGGTTTTGGACTGCGTAAGTTTGCTTATGCCAACGGGACAGAATATTACACACACATAGAAAAAGAACCCAGAGTTAGAGAGGATTTTTAAATGCATTGGCTTGATCAACGAACCAAGAAAAAATTTGAACCGAACACTCTTGATAAATTTGGTTTTGTTTATATAATTACTAATATAAAAAGTAAGAAATGTTACATAGGGTGTAAACAATATTATATTGGAAAAGATCAGGAACCCTCGAGGTGGGAAACTTATACAGGTTCATCTAAACATTTGAATGCTGATATAAAAATAGTAGGTAAGAAACACTTTACGTTTGAAGTTATAGATGAGTTTAATAATAAGAGAAGTCTTAGATATTATGAATGTTTTTATCAGATGAAACATAATGTTCTTGATAGTATCATAAAAGATAGTCAAGAACCTGCTTACTATAATAATTATGTGGGCGGAAAATTTTATAGACCAATTCAAGGTTATCAAATGATTAAAACAATAAAGAAAGTAGTGTCCAAAAAAATAATAGGGAATGAAAAAGAACTTATTATGGCAACTATGAAACGTAGAGACATGGTGGATGGAAAACGATGAGATTCTTGCCAGTGTTCTTAATGAAGGGGTTCATGAATCGCATAATCCAGCAAAGCTCTTATGGTTATGTGTCATACTTCAACAGTTATTAGACGCCACCAAGCCAGAATATACGGGAGAAAGTTCTTATAATATACTGTTAAGGGACAGTGCAAAAGCTTGGTTGTTGGCTGGCTATGGTGTGACTGCTACTGATAGAGATGATGTGTGTTACATGGCAGGAGTAGAACCAGAGGCTTTAAAAAGTTTTACTAAAAAATTATTTAATAATGGCGAGATAGACTATGTGCGAAAAAGAATTAATGCAATATTACATGAAACAGTAGGATGAGTATGATATGAGAACACATGATAAAATGATTAAAGAATCAGTGAAAGCAAGCAATGTACAGGTAGGCGGTACTCATTATAAAGAGTGTGCAATTATGCCAATCGAATATATAGTAAAAAATAAGCTTGACTTTTTAGAGGGTAACGTGGTAAAATACGTCACTCGTCACAAGATTAAAGGTGGGCGAGAGGATATAGAAAAAGTAATTCACTATGCAGAACTAATATTGGAGTATTGCTATGACAAGAAATAATTATGAAGACATACCTTTAAAAAATCTTAAAATATTTTTAGAAGGAAAATGTATCCACCTTATGTGGAACGAAGAAGACGAATATCTTTTAGATTTAGAAAAGTTAGTTGATCAATATGTTAACAATACTGTAAGAAACAAATTTCTTGACGCTTATGCTATCAAAGAACTTAAAAAGTTGGTACAGTATCTTGAAAAATCTTTAATCCGGAAAGGAACGGTACACTGATGACCAAAGATTATCTTGGAGATCGTAAAGCATCTGAACAATTAGCTTGGCGAATTAAAAATTATTGGCGAGAAAAAGGTGTCACTTGTCATACATGGGCTGAGTCTTTCTATCTAGGTGAAACACGTTTCTGGCAGGTAAGATCAGATTTAAAATTTAAAGTTAAAAAATAGGAACTATATTATGTCGGGATGTTTACCCACAGATTATCAATCTTTTATTCATCTGTCTAGATATTCAAGATGGTTGGAAGAAAAAAAAAGAAGAGAAAGCTGGTATGAAACAGTTACTAGACTAACAGATTTTTTTAAGACACACCTAGATAAAAACTTAGGTATTAAAGTAGAAGATGATATGTGGACACAAATAGAAACACATATATTATCTTTAGAAGTAATGCCAAGTATGAGAGCTTTAATGACAGCAGGTAAAGCTTTGGAAAAAGAACATATAGCAGGATATAATTGTTCTTATATTCCTATTGATAGTCCAAAAGCTTTTGATGAAGTTCTATATGTCTTAATGAATGGTACTGGGGTAGGCTTTTCTGTTGAGAGACCATACATAAATGGTTTACCTACTATACCTGATAAGGACTTTGAAGAAACAGATGATGTTATTTCAGTAGCTGATTCAAAAGAGGGGTGGGCCAGAGCCTTTAGAGATTTAATGTCGTATCTTTATACAGGTAGAGTACCTAAGATAAGTGTAACTAAAATCAGACCTGCAGGTGCCAGACTTGAAACATTTGGTGGAAGAGCCAGTGGCCCACAACCTCTGGTAGATTTATTTGATTTCACTATTAATAAATTTAAGAATGCAAAAGGAAGAAAGCTTACCAGTTTAGAATGTCATGATATAGTTTGTAAGGTAGGTGAGGTAGTAGTGGTTGGCGGTGTCAGAAGATCAGCTCTCATATCTTTGTCTAACCTCAGTGATGATAGAATGAGATCAGCCAAGAAAGGAGAATGGTGGAATACAAATCCTGAAAGAGCATTGGCAAATAATTCTGCTGTCTATAATGATCAACCTGATACAGGAACTTTTATGAAAGAGTGGTTATCTTTATATGAAAGTAAATCTGGAGAACGTGGTATCTTTAATAGACAATCTGCCCAAGAAAAAGCTAGGCAAAATGGTAGAAGAAATGCTGACATAGAGTTTGGTACTAATCCTTGTGCTGAAATTATCCTTAGACCTAATCAGTTCTGTAATTTAACTGAAGTTGTTGTTAGATCTACTGATGATATAGACAGTTTAAAAAGAAAAATAAAAATTGCTACTATACTTGGTACCATACAAGCTACCTTTACAAACTTCGGTTATTTACGGAAGAGATGGATTGACAATACAGAAGAGGAAAGATTATTAGGAGTTTCTTTAACAGGTATCATGGATAATTCTGTATTAAATGGAAAAGATAAAAAATTAGAAGATACATTACAACAATTAAAAACAACTTCTATAGAAACAAATAAGACATGGGCAAAGAAACTTGGTATACCTCAATCAACAGCTATCACTTGTGTGAAACCTTCAGGTACTGTTAGTCAATTAGTAGATAGTGCCAGTGGTATTCATGCCAGACACAATCCTTATTATGTAAGGACAGTTAGAGGTGATAACAAAGATCCGTTAACAGAATTTATGAAAGCATCAGGTATACCTAATGAACCTGATTATTTACAACCTGATCATACAACTGTCTTCTCATTTCCTATAATGGCTCCTAAAGGTTCTGTATGCAGAAATGACATGACTGCTATTCAACAATTAGAACTCTGGAAAATATATGCAGAGCATTGGTGTGAGCACAAACCTTCTGTTACAATATCTGTAAAAGAAGAAGAGTGGACACCGGTTGGATCATGGTGTTGGGATAACTTTAAGTATTTAAGTGGTGTATCTTTCTTACCACACACAGATCATACTTATCAGCAAGCACCTTATCAGGATATAGATTTAAAAAAGTATAGAAGTTTAAAGAAAAAAATGCCTAAAGGAATAGATTGGAATACTCTTCAACTTTTTGAAAATGAAGATAATACAAAAGGTTCACAACAACTTGCTTGTACTGCAGGTGTGTGTGAGCTAGTGGATATATAATGAATTGTTGGCATTGTAATACAAAATTAATATGGGGTGGAGATCATGATATGGAAGAAGAGGATGAGTATTCCATGGAAACAAATTTGTCTTGTCCTAAATGTAATTCTTTTGTAATGGTTTATTTACCAAAGGAAGATGATACTTAAATGAAAACTATATGGTTACTATATATTCTTGTTTCTTTTAATGGTGATCCTCAATTAGAAATACATAAGTATGTTACAGAACAAGAATGTGAACAGGAAAAAGTAAGAGTTAC